TAAAAAGCAGGCGACTTGCTATCCGCCGCTGGCTAACTTCGCTCAGCTGTCGATGTTTCGTTTCGATGGATTAAAGATAACCTTAGTTATGGGTGTTGGCAATAACCTAATTTATAATATCAATCACATAAGTTATAAATTAATGATAACTAAATGAATTTATTTTTTTAAATACCAGTGCTACGCTTAAAAAAACAGCAGGAGGGATGTGCATGGTTCTGGATGAAGAGCGTATAAGCATGAAAATTCAGGCGATGGGGTGGGCGGTGATGGAATTGTCACTGGCTGATTTACCCATGACCCAGCAAAACATCATCGACAAGCTGAAGCAGTACCGGAAGGAAACAGGAAACGTGACAGGGAAGGGAGTGAACAGGGATGCGGCGGAGTTGGTGAGGAAGGGGCAATAAAACCCGGCGCAGTGGCCGGGTTGCGACTTTATTTGAAGACTCTCTCAAGAGCGCTTTCATATTGTTCTTTTGTTTCGCACATGGATGCCATGCCGATAATTTTGCCAATGTGTCTACGTAGTGCTTTCACGCCCACATCAGAAAGGAACATATGGATTTTGTCACCTCTCTTACCGTTTTCCTCGCGATTTTCCTTGGCGATATCGAGAATCTTGCCTTCGCTCTTTGCTAATGTTTCGTAGATATGCCTCTCAGTAAACCAGCGGAAATTTCCTGGATGTCCGCCTTTTTCTGGTTTTTTCAGTTCGTATAGTCGGTACCATTCATAGTAAAGCTCATCAGGGAATTCTTTTTCCCAAGCACGAGCTTCTTCTCGAACGTACATTTTGAAAGCTTCGATTACCGCCTGCGCCGCAGGCTCATAACCAGAAACGGCATATGCAACGCCGCGAATACCAGATTTAGCAGAAGCATTCATAAGTCTTTGTGCGGCTTCTGCTGCTGCAATTCTATTAGCTGGCAAAACCCCTTTTTCTTTCGCCTTGACTAGGAGTTTAGCTATGTCTATTACTACACCGATGTCAAATCCATGCGCAATTGTCGAATTACTGGATCGCGCCTCTAATTGAAATTTAAGGGGTTTTTCTAATTTATCCTCTAAATCTGGATCGCGCATCTCGCTCATGAATGGAGCCGACATTAGTCTGTCTATATCGCGAGCAAGAGAGCCTATCTGGAGAAGTTGAGCTAATCCGGTCTTGGTTACAACTGGTGTTTTCAACTCATCGTTTAAAACATAACACTCGGCATCAATCCCAAACTGCTCTTTGAAATTTCCCATGTGAGTGGCTTTATAACCCCAGCGGGCAATAGCTCCGCTCTTGGCTTGATCACTTCTTTGTTTTGCAGTGAGGGATTTAGCTCTAGCAACCCCGCCTTTTGCTTTTCCAGTTGGTTCTTTTTTATTTTCTGACATTGTAAGCACTCTTGCTGTGAAATGTGCTTGCATCATAATCACTGTGTAACCATACAAGCAAGAAATATTTTTATTTTTATGCTTGCATTATTGCAGGCAAAAAAAAGGCCGCATCTCTGCGACCCCTCAAGCAACCATTCAAACCAGCCGCATCTTCGTCTCTATCCAAAAGTCTCTTCCGGCCACTGCTACAGTTTGTTGTAAGCTATCGATTCGTGAATAAGCGCTTTGCCCATGATGTAGAGCTGGTCCTGATTTTCTTCTGTCACATACCAATCTTTGTAAGCCGGATTATCTGAAAGCACGGCTAACTGCAGGCCCTGCATCTGCAGGCGCTTGACATGGAAGTGCTGCCCGAAGACAAATGCGTATACTCCGTCAACCTTGAAGTTCCTCACCGAAACGTCAAAGAACAGGCGATCTCCCGACTGAATCGTTGGGCACATGCTGTCACCGTCTACGGTCATCACCTTCACATCATTTTGAGTGCGGTTCCCGAAAAGAGATCTGGCATGCTCAGTTGTGAACTCAATAGCATGCAGGACCTCAACAAATTCAGAAATCATAAAAGACCCCGGACCAGCGCTTACTTTCAGGTCTAAAACATCAACCCGAAAGACATCAATTGTTTCCGAGACCGGTTGGGCTGCCGATGGCACATTACCATCAATCCGCATTTCCCCCACTCCAGAACTAAGCCATTCCGGCCTTACACCCAGAGCATGAGCTAGCTCGACCATCTTACGGCTGCCGCTCGTTTTACCTGACGTCATCTTTTGAATTGCAGGCTGGGATATACCGACTTTATCAGCCAACTGTCCTTGAGATATGTCAGCGGCCGACATAGCCGCGTTCAGTCGTTCTGCAAATGTTTTCATCTTATCAATATATAACCGAGGTTATGTAGAGTAAAATAACAAAGGTTATGGACAATGCCCATAACTTGGGTTATCTTTTCATTAATCCAGTAATCGGATAGGTAAAATCCATGAACAAAGTTATTCAACGAGCTTTAGAAATCGTTGGCAGCCAGAAGCGACTCGCAGATATTTGCGGCGTTAGCCAGCCAGCGGTTCACAAGTGGCTTAACGGTGGTTCCGTATCTCCGGAAAAAGTAACAGCCATCGTAAACGCTACTGGTGGCGAGATTAAGGCACACGAAATTCGACCTGATCTTCCCGACCTGTTTCCACACCCAGAGAACCATGCCGCTTAACGGCGGCCCTAACCAATTAAATTAGAGGAAGTATCGCAAATGGAAACCTTAACGACACGCAACAAAGCGGAGGCACGACGAATTGAGAGTTGGGTGCAGCGTCAAATCGCTGATCTGGGTACCGCCCGGATAGCCGAAGTAGCTGGCATCAACAAATCCACAGTCAGCCGGTGGCGGGAGAACCTGGTTCCGAACATGTCGCTGCTGCTGGCCATCCTGATTTCGAACAGGGATGGAGTGAAGGGAGATTTTGAAGCATGAACGCAGAAAGGGCGAAAGCCGCGGTGCTGTAACACCAACGGCTTTCAGGTGGAATTACGGCAGTAATTACGAGGTCATTATGACAAAGAGTAATCCAAAACACCAGGCGCGGGAGTCATAGCTATGTCGAACGTCGCCTATGCAAACTTTGCGGCGCATTCTGCCGTCAGGAGCAACCGGATGGAGAACCAGAAAACCGGATTCATCCCGTTGTACCGGAGTGTTCTGAAGCAAACCTGGTCGAAGGACGTCTTCCTGCGCACGCTGTGGGAAAACCTGCTGCTGTCTGCCGCGCGCCAGCCTTACACAGCAAACTTCAAGGGGCGCCAATGGCCGCTGCAAACCGGACAACTGGTCACCACCTCAGCCGATCTCGGGATGAATCTATGCGACAGGGAAGGGAAGCCATGCAGTCGCCACGCCGTCGACAGGATGCTTGATGTTTTCGAGCGTGAAGGGATGATTTCTCGTTCCGGAGAGAAGCGAAAAGGCTCTGTGATAACCATCACAAATTATGCTGAATATGCTCAAAAAATGGACGATTTACCCGAGCGTTTCACCGCGCATGTCTCCGCGCTTAATGCCGAGCATGGCGAAGTCAGTAATGGTGCGGCTTCGGAAGGTGATGCCGCGCATAACGGCGCGCATTTACCCGAGCGTTTCACCGAGAATCATGAACAACAATGTAATAACAACAATAAAAACATTAAAAGATCTTCGTCCGAGAATTCTGGCGAATCCTCTGACGCACGTCTGAAGAAATTTTTATCAGCTCATCCTGACGCTGCGGTCTACACGCCATCCGGTGCGAAGTGGGGATCGGCTGAAGACCTCAAAACCGCCCAGTGGATTTCCGCCAGGGTGAAGCAGATTAACCCAACCTGCAAAGCCCCGGACATGACCTCATGGTCTAACACCGTTCGCCTGATGCGCCAGATAGACAACCGGTCGCACCAGGAAATCTGCGCGCTGTATGACTGGGCCAGCAAGCACCACTTCTGGCAGACCAACATCCTGAGCCCAGAAAGCCTGCGTAAGCAGTGGGACAAGCTGACGATGCAGCGCAGCGCTGGTGGTGAGCAGCGAGGCGGAAAGCCGGATCTGGACTTCAACAACACTGACTGGGCCTATGAGGTGCTTCGATGAAATCTCTTGCAGAGCAGATGCGTAACCACGATCGCGAGCAGATGAGCCGCATGGCCCATAACCTGCCAGAGCAGTACCAGGAGCGTGCGCCAGTCGAGCAGGTGGCGCAGGTATTCAACAAGCTGTTCAACGAGCTGCGCGCCGCGTTCCCGGCAAGCATGGCGAACTTCCGCACCCAGGATGACCTGAACGAATTTCGCCGTCAGTGGCTGCTGGCGTTTCAGGAGAACGGGATTCACTCCATGGCGCAGGTCGATGCCGGTATGCGCATTGCCCGCCGTCAGGAACGTCCATTCCTGCCGTCGCCGGGCCAGTTCGTCGCCTGGTGCAAGCAGAGTGGCGGGGCGCTGGGCATCACCGTTGACCAGGTGATCGCCGAATACTGGGACTGGCGTAACCGCGCGTTCGAATTCACATCCAGCGAACAATTCCCCTGGTCGCAGCCGGTCATGTATCACATCTGCGTCGAGTTGCGCCACCGCAGCACAGAGCGCCAGTTGACTCATGGTGAGCTGTCACGCGAAGCGGGTGATCTGCTGGACATGTGGGAGAAGCGAGTTACCGAGGGTAAGCCAGTGCCGCCAGTGCGCCGGGCTATTGCCGCACCAGCTGCCGAGCAAGGGCCGACGCCGATCCAGCTGCTGCTGGCCAAGTACAACCGCAACAAGTCGAACGGGATGGTGTGACATGACCATAACAATCCGTGAACAGGTGCTGGCCGCCCTGCGCAATAACCCGGGCCTGAACAACGCCAAACTGGCAGCGCTTATCGGCATGGACACCAAAAAGATATCCGGGACGGTGAGCACGCTGCTGGCCGACGGCCTGATCCGCTGCGAAGGAAAATACGGTCAGCGTCTGTACAGCCTGACCAGTTACGGCATGCGCTTCGCCCCTGACACGATACCGGGCATGAAGCAGGGCAAGTCGAAGTTAATTCAGCGTACGGACACGAACGTGATCTGCCAGGAGTGCCGCAACAGCGCGGTGATGAAACGAATTTTGATGGTTTGGGGGAGGGTAGGAGTATGAGCGTAAAACGTTATGAAGTGAACGGATCGTCATCTGTTTTTGAAAATGAGAACGGTAGCCTAGTCGATTACGAAGACTACGCCGCACTTGAAGCCAGATGCACGGCGCTGGCTGCGGAGAATTCGGGGCTGAAGGAAGTGCTTTGGTGGCTGTACGAAACAGTCTCATCTGACGGCGTGTCTATTCCTGATGAGAAATACAGCTCAGTTACAAATGCGGCGCAGGTACTGAGTGAAACCCCGGCCACCGATTCCTTCCTGGCTGAAGTGCGGGCGCAGGGTGTGGATGCAGCAATTGAAGAGTTAAACCAACTTGCGGAGCGTAGCGAGAAAGAGGCGCCAATTGCAGCAGAGCATCATCGCTCAGCAGCGTTGTACCTCCAGTTGCTTGCCACCCAGCTTCGCAAAGGAGTGCAGTCATGAGCAACTCTATCGCAGACGGCGCGAAATTAACGCCGGAAACATTCGCAGATTTCATTGAGCGTTTGAAGTATCACCATCGCGGCGAAGGTGTTAATCGTCATGCCACTGCCGATCCAATTTTCATGGTTCAGAAGCAGGCAACCATTTATGGCCTGGCGGAGGAGTTCGGAGAATCGAAGATAGTCCATGTCGAAGACTGCGAATGGGATAGTCCGCAAGAATATTGGGACGATCTGGATGAAATGCAGCAGGAAGAGTTAAATGCCTTCTGCATTGACCAGTGCGATACAGCATTTACCGATCTCGACGAAGATGCTCAGTGGGAAGTGCTGGCTGACCTTGACGGCCACACTGTCTGCGGAACTCGTAAAGAGTGGCAGAACATCAACGCTCACCTTACCCGTGAGGCAGCGGAGGCTTTCATTCGCCGTAAGCAGCATGATTACCCTCCTCTGCGTGTCTACGTCGAGAGCATGTACTTCGGGTGGGAGTATCAGGAAATCATCAAGGCGCTTTGTGATGGGCGCTTAGTACTCGCAGATACCCCGGAGGCCGCCCAATGAGCAACATCGACAAACAGGCGTTAAATCAAGAAAAAATTGAATGGCTCAATAAATTAGCTGATATGGAGTATTGCAAAAGCAATCCTGGGCATTGGCTGATGAGCTTGAAGGACACAAACATGCTTGCGAAATTGGCTCTGCGATCAGTGGCGCTACTGGATGAGATGGAAGCCAAAGACAAGCGGATTGCTGAGCTGGAGACGCGGGAGGTGAAATTGCCTAACCCTCATGCTCACCTCATCTGGATTCAGGCAGGCCATGCCCCTGATGACTATTGGGATGATGTTGCCGTTTCTCATAGCGAAAAGGATAAGTGCTGCGATGGTTCAGATCGCTATCCGGTTTATGCTCTCTGGGAAATCAAAGAGGCACTATCTGCTATTGGCATCAATATCGCCGCATCCGGTAAAGGAGAGGCATCATGAGCACTATTACCAAAGAGTTCACCAAAGAGCAGTTAATCGAAAAGCTTCAGCGCAGGGTTGCGGTAACTGCCAATTATCCTGACGTTGAAGAGGCACAGCTCGACGCAGCTATCTTCAAAATCGCGCTGGCATCGCTCGAAGCGGAGGCTTACGGATATGTGCATAAAGCAGCTTATGAGCAAGCAGGCAGTTGCGGATTATCGAGCGACCATGAAGCCTATCGAGATAGCCCAACTCACATCGCCGTTTACACCGCCCCGACAGCACCGGTGGCTTTGACATCTGGATACAGCGATTTTGAGGAAATCTGGTCATCGTCCACCCATCCTCTCACGCAGGATGACGAGATGAAAGACTTCGCGTGGGATATCTGGAACGCCTGCCGGGCCGCCATGCTTCAGGGTGCTGAACATAATCGTCCTGATGCCGTTGACGCCAATCTGGTGGAAGCTCTTCGCCTGGTTCAGTGTATGCTGGAAGACTATCGTGAGAGAAATTATGGTGATGCTGAAAGGTGGATTCGCCATATTGATACTCACATGAGCGATTACAGCGAAACGCATGGCGATGATGCTTATTCAATTCTCCATGACCTTTTGCCAGCAGCACCGCAGCAGGAGGCATGATGTACGACAAATATACTCTCAATCGCTGCGACGCAATGGAGTGGCTGGCTGAGCATTACCCAGTCTTTCCAGACAAGATGCCAGATGCGCCCCTAAAGGCTGACTGGTGTAGTGCCAACCTGTTTATGGGGTGGGGTTTCGTGATTTTGCTCGATGGCACCCTGGTGTTTGCTGACTGCCTATCGCCTCCAATCCGGGCGGAAGACATGGCAGGCTTCAAATTGCCCGATTTGGTGTAACTGCCATACAAGCGATATGGGAATCCCCATATCGACAGCCAGGGCCTCTCCGGAGGCCTTTTTCTCGCGTTGATTTTGTTGAATCAACCGTCCATAATCATGTCATCGGAGCCTGAACAACTCCGGTGACTTCTGCGCATTTAAGGGGACTTAAATGCGACCACAATCTGAACTCCTCACCTTGTCACAGATGCAGAAATGCACCTGCGATCTTCTGCATTCAGCGGTTTCCGGGAAGGAGGCCGTATGATTATCCCCAAAGACGGCATCAAGCTACACCGTGGAAACCTTGGTGCTATCACTCAGCATCTGAAGCCTCTCCTCGAAAGTGGCAAGTGCTTCCGCCTGCAACTCAAAGACTGGCACGAGAAGAGAAGCCTTTCTCAAAATAGCTTGAGCCATGTCTGGTACGAGGAAATCAGCGATTACCTGATCAAGTCTGGGCGCACTGACGCCACGCCTGCATGGGTAAAGCGCAACCTCAAAAAGACCTATCTCGGTTATGAAGAGGTTGAATACACCGACTTCGTGACCGGAATTAAGACGATTGAATTAGAACTGCGCCACACGTCCGATCTGGACACTGGCGACATGCATCATTTCATGTGCCAGGTGGAAGGTTGGTGCGCTCAGTTTGGCCTGGTGCTAACCATACCTCAAAGCAGCGAATTTCAGGTGCTGCGCGATAAGCAGGAGGCCTGATGTCAACTCCACTTTCCCGCGTTATCTCAAACGAAATCTTCCGCGTTCCGGCGCGCCGCCAGCGCAAGCCAGCGGTTAATCCGTCCGACATCCCGACCTTGAAAGGCTACACCGCCCGCCTGGTGGATCAGAAATGGCTGCGTCTCGCGGTAAGGAGGAAACGTGCGTAAACCATCCCGCCGTAAGTGCAAGGTATGCGGTGAATACTTCGTGCCGAAATTCCATGATATTCGGATCCGCTGGTGCTGCCCGGAACACGGCGCAATCCTCGCAATGGAAGAACGCGAGAAGGAGAAGGTAAAAGCCGCGGCTAAGCGAATTAAGGAGCGCAAAGAGAAAGAGCGCGCGGAGCGCCGGGATCTGAAAGCGAGAAAGGTGGCGCTAAAAACGAAACCTCAGTGGAGAGCTGAAGCTCAGGCGGCTTTCAACCGGTACGTCCGTCTCAGGGATGCTGGTAAGCCATGCATCAGCTGCGGCAGGATGCCAGAGCAGAAGTTTGGCGGGACCATGGACTGCGGCCACTACCGCACCCGCGGCGCAGCGGCGCATCTGGCTTTCAACCTTCACAATACCGCATCCCAGTGCGTCTATTGCAACCGTGATCGTGACGGCGCGCAAAAGGCATTTGAACAGGGCCTTATTGAGCGCATTGGTGCTGAAAAAATTGAGGCGATAAACAACGACAATTCCGTCCGTCGGTTCGACATCCCATACCTGCGGCGCATCAAATCCATCTTCACTCGTAAATCCCGCGCGCTGGAAAAACGCCGGGCTCGTCGACAGGAGGCAGCATGAGCACCCATAACACTCTCGCTTTACTCAACTGGTACCGCTCAAAGCATGTTGCCGCGGTAAAGACTCCCGCAGGCATTGTCTTCATGGGGATGCGTAACATCACAGCCGAGCAGCGAAGGGCGCTTCTTGCAATCCCGCAGATTGACCTCGAAGCCGCGCTGAGGATTCAACAATGACCCGTGACCAGATTGTCAGATATCAGGCCGAAAGTGTTAAGCGCGCCAGCATGCCGCCAGTAGCAAAGCACAGCCAGACCAAAACCAACCAGCCACAGAAGGAAGCCGCATGAACAGTCAGCAACTGGAATACGTACGTCAGCAGCTCATTGTGGCGACCGCAGATCTGAGCGGTGCGACGAAAGGGCAGTTGGTAGCTTTTGCCGAGAATGCGCAATTCACCGCGACGGCGCGCAGCCGGGGACGGAAGAAAGTATTCGACAAGGATAAGCAGCGTATGGTCAATCCTGACGGCCCGGCGATGAGCGGCAGTCAGTCCCGCGCTAAGGGCTCATCTATTGCGCTGGTCAGCCCGGTAGAGTTCGGTACCGCGTCATGGCGCCGCGCCGTCCTGTCGCTGGAAGAACACCAGAAAGCGTGGCTGCTGTGGAACTATAGCGAGAATATCCGCTTCGAATACCAGGTGGCGATCACCCAGTGGGCGTGGGCAGAGTTCCGGGAACAGCTTGGCGCGAAGAAGGTCGCTGGCAAGACAATGGAGCGCCTGAAGAAACTGATATGGCTGGCGGCTCAAGACGTCAAAGCGGAGCTAGCGGGTAAGGATGTGTATCAGCACCAGGATCTGGCTGCTCTGTGTGGCGTTAAACCTGATAACTGGTGCCATAACTACTCCGACTACTGGCGGGCCATGTGCACCATCTTTAAGCGGCTTGATAGCGATTCTCTTCTTTGCACTGTGAGAACACGATCACAACAAAAGGCGACTTTTTCGAAGCAGGGTATTGCAAAAGTCAATTAAATAGCATACATTTCATGTAAATCTGATATCGTCGCCATAGCTTTGATTGTCGACACAAAGAATTAAGTGCCTCGCCATCGTGCGGGGCTTTTTTACGCCTGAAGTAAAACTCGCGCCATGCCCGGCGCAAATAAAACACAGAGTCCTACAGAAACGAACCTCGGAGATAACCGCTAATGGCGGCGGCCTCTCTGTGGGCGGTTTTCTGGGCAACGAGGCTCGTTTCTATAGGTAAATACGCATGAATACTATTTGTATCCCTTTGGAAGAGGTCCGCCGAATTTTCGATTTAGACCCTAAATCCCCATCCGGATTGAGGTGGAAGGTATCGCCAAACCACAGGATAAAATGTGGGATGCCAGCTGGAAGCAGAGTTGGAAATGGGTATTACCAAGTTAAAATTTCCGGGATCAGCTATGGGGCTCATAGAGTGGTTTGGTCCATTGCTAATGGTGAAATACCGCAAGGCATGACCATCGATCACATTGATAGAAACCCAGAGAACAATGAAATTTCGAACTTGCGACTTGCTGATAAATACTTGCAGGCAAGAAACAGGAAGCCATACAAAAGAGTTGGCATGGCAGGGAAAAGCAAGGGGAATATTCACCTGAGAAAAAGCGGTCGATATGATGCCACGGTAGGCATCAACGGGAAGATATTTTATTCGAGCGGCAGAGATAAGTCAGTCCTGCAAGCGTGGATAAAAGAAATGCTTGATAAGCATCAGGCGCATCCTGGTAAATAGATTTCAATGATTTGCCTGTAGCTCAGAGGAAAGAGCAACCGCCTTCTAAGCGGTTGGTCGCTGGTTCGAATCCAGCCAGGCGAGCCAAACCCAGCCAGGGTATTTTCGGCCAGAGAGCCGACATTGCCTTACCCTCATCTTCCCGGCCTGTCGCCGGGTTTTTTATTCAGGCCGCAGACAATCAATTCCAGATGCCACGTAGCTATCGTGTCTGACGGCCTTTCCCACTACACGAACAGCACCCGCTAACTACGCGAGGTGAGAGCATGTATCGCATGGAAAAAATAACCACTGGTGCTGCCTATGGCGCTTCAGCCGGGAGCATCCTAAACGGCATGCTTAATGCCTACAGCCCCGAGCAGTGGAACGCTATCGGCGTGCTGGTGGGTATCATCATTGCCGTACTGACGTATCTGACGAATCTCTATTTCAAGATCCGCGAAGACAACCGCCGCAGCAGGAGCCGAGATGAACCCGACACTCAGGAATAAGCTGGTGGGTGCCATTGTTGGCGGATCCGGAGCCATCACCATTGCTGCAGTAATGCTGGGCAATGCGGATGGGCTGGAAGGGCGGCGCTATTACGCTTACCAGGATGTGGTCGGCGTCTGGACTGTTTGCGATGGACACACAGGTGCTGATATTCGCCGGGGTCACCGCTACACCGACAAAGAGTGCGACAACCTGCTGAAGGCAGATCTGCGAAAAGTGGCAAACGCCATCGACCCGCTGATCAAGGTTCGCATCCCGGAGCCAACCCGCGCCGCGCTTTACTCCTTCACCTATAACGTTGGCTCTGGTGCTTTCGCCAGTTCCACGCTGCTGAAGAAGTTGAATGCCGGTGATGTACCGGGTGCATGCAAAGAACTGCAGCGCTGGACATATGCCGGTGGCAAGCAGTGGAAGGGGCTTATCACCAGGCGCGAGATTGAGCGTGAAGTTTGCGAGTGGGGCCAGAAATGAGCCGATTAACCGCAATCATCTGTGCTGTCGTTATCTTCCTGCTCGTTACCATGGCCTGGGCGATTAACCACTACCGCGACAACGCCATCACCTACAAAGACCAGCGCGACAAAGCCACTGAGAAACTCAGCATGGCTAACGACACCATCAAAGACATGCAGATCCGCCAGCGTGATGTCGCGGCGCTGGATGCCAAATACACTGGAGAACTGGCTGATGCGAAAGAAACCATTGAGCGTCTGCATAGCGATGTCATTGCTGGCCGTAAGCGGCTGCAGCTCAACGCAAACTGTCCAGCGAACGGAGCGACCAGCACCGGCGGCATGGGCGATGCTTCCGGCCCCCGACTTACTGACTCCGCTGAA